TTCTTCGGCGAGACATATTGCGACTACGGCGATTGACCCGCATTTGCCTATTATCATTTGCGCGGACTTCAATCGCAATCCGCTTGTATGGCTTTTCGCTCAAACCGATGGGCGCAAGGTATGGATATTTAACGAACTCTGCGTAAGGAACTGCAATACTATCCGCATGGGCGCGGAAGTCAATCGTCTCTATGGCGGACACCATAAGGCGGGGTTTATTGTTTATGGCTCGGCCTCAGGCTCAATATCGGGCGCGAGTAAAAGCGATTACGCGCTTCTCCGCGACCTCGGTTTTCTCTCTCATAAATATAAGCGGGTGGACGTGCCGATACATGACCGTGTGAGTGCGATAAATAAAATGCTCGAAGACGTGGCGGGGTCTTCGCGGCTTACGATAAGTCCTCAATGCGTTAATCTTATAAAAGATATGGAGCAAGTGGGCTGGAAGCAGGACGGCACGGATTACGACCGCACAGATTTCGGGCGGGGTAATGCCGCCGACGCGCTCGGTTACTTTATAAATTACGAATGGCCGCTCCGCGCCATGCAGGTAAATCCTGCTAAAAAGTTTTACAAATAATAACGCTTGACAATGGAATAGAATTGTGTTTTACTTATTGCAGGGTGGAGAAAAGGCATGAAGAAAATGACTTATCATAAAAGCAAACTTATTTTTCGGAGACACTCCAATGCCTGGAGGGTTAGCCCTTACCTTGTCTCCGAGAAAAAGAACCCTATCGAGAGCAATCTCGGTGGGGTTTTCTTTTTGTGTTAACCCCGCCCCTGACAATGGCTGGCCTGTTGGCAAAGCCGAGGCAAAGCGGTGCGTATAAAGAGGCCTTCAATTTCGGAGAGAGACCAACGCTCCGAGAACCTTCTGCGCGGTTGTTTACCGCTTGCGGGGGGTAAAGGGCAGGCTTTCTGTCTTTCGGAAGACAGAAATAAGGGCGGCTATAACAGGCATGATAACCGGGGACGGTGAAATAATATCAGCCGCCGATAATTCTTTATATGCAATTTATACCGAAACTATATGCTTTTCGTTATTCAGGGGTTAAGATAAATGCCTAAAACCCCTTTGTTGGAGGTGTCTCTAAATTATGGGATGGGCTTCAAGGAGGAGGGAAGATAAAAAATGAAGGCCGAAGATAAAATTGCTAAAATCCAAGATGTAGTCATAACTCTTGCGAATATGGAAAGGGCTTATAAATTTTATAGACAACAAATTTTTGATACGCACCCAAATCTTACACTTACGGAATTGTATTTTATGGCGACAATATATAAAACGATAGATTCGTTTGAAGAACTTATACAAGAATTAAGAAAAGGCATAAAAAAGTAAAATCTTCTTGACAACGCTTTTTTTTTATATTCTAATTCTTACATGAGCGCACTCCCATCTTCTTTTCAGAAGGAACTTATCGAGGCTCTCAAAGACCTCGAAGCAATTAAACGGAGATTGCTCGCTTTATTGAAAAAAACATAATCGCTTAATTCTCAAGGTAGTTATGAGAGCAAAGGCGGCATGGGTTTTAACCCCATAGCCGCTTTTATTTTTGCCTATGACTGTAAAAGAACTTAAAAAGACCCACGCGGATTATACGGCCTATTTGCCGGAATGGAACTTTTTTGCCGCGTCGTATTATGGCGGCAAGAAATATCGTGATGGTTATTATTTATTGAAGCACCCTTTTGAGAGCGATGCGAACTATCAGAGGCGGAAGGCCACGGCTTATTATTATAATTACTGCGCGCCGGTTGTGGATATTCTAACGGCCTATTTATACCGGCGCCCGCCCGTAAGAAGTTACGGCACATTAAGTCCGACCCCCGTGCCGCCCCGCATACCTGTTACTCTTTTCGACGCTTTCTGGTGGGATGTTGATTTTGAAAATTCGAATCTCGACCAATTTATGCGCGAGGTTTCACGGCTTGCCGCGATTTACGGGCGGGTATCTGTAATCGTGGACAAGCCTGTGCTTGAGGTTGCGACGCTTGCGCAGGCAAAAGACTTCGATATACGTCCTTATTTTTCGATTATAACGCCCGCAAATCTTCTTGACTGGAATTATGTCCGCCGTCCTAATGGGCGTTTCGTCTTGGATATGGTGAAAATTAAAGAAGACGAAATATCTTACAGGATATGGACGAGAACGGGGTGGGAACTTTGGCGGATTGGTAGTGTTGATAAAGAAGTTATACTTGTCGAAAGCGGCGAGCATAGCCTCGGTGAAGTGCCGATAGTTAATATTTACAATAAGCGTTCCGGCGCGAAAATGCTCGGTGTTTCCGACATACAGGATATAGCGGACATAAATAAAAACATCTACTATCTTTGCTCGGACGCGAAAGAGATTATCGAAAATACAGCGTTCCCTATGCTCGCTTTGCCTTATGAAAAAGGCGGTGAGGGCGGGGCGAAAGAACTTGGTCCAAAGAATATCTTGCAGTTTGACCCTGAGTTGTCGAATTCAAGCCCTTTTTGGCTTGAAGCCCCGCACAGTTCGCTCGCCGAAATCAGGGAATGGATACAGCAGGACGCGCAAGAAATCGTTCGTATAGCGAAGATGGGCGGGTTAAGGAACACCGAAACTTCCGTCCAGCCGTGGAGTGGCGTTTCGATTGCGTTACAAACGGAGCAACTTAAATCTTCTCTTGTGGAAAAGGCCGACAATATGGAGCAGGCCGAACTCGATTTATTATATTTGTGGTGCAAATGGATGGGAGTTGGTTTTGGCGGTAATGTTGAATATGTCAAAGACTTCGACGTGCAAGATGTAACGCGCAAGATACAGGACGCGATAAGCGTTGTCAATGCGGGAATTAAGAGTCAGACCTTTGAAGTAGAACGGCAAAAGATACTTATTACCTCGATGTTGCCTTCGATTGAGGAAAGCACGAGGGATATAATTTTCGGTGAGATTGAAAAAAACACCACGCTGAGAAGTGAAGAAAAAAAGGAAGAAGAAAAAATGTCTTTAGAAATACCCCGCATAGAGGCATAAATCAGGGGGACGGAGGGTAACACAATGCCAGAAAATAACGTTGATAAAACGGAAGACCAGAAAAAGGCAGGGGACGGCGCACCGCCGAAGGTTGAATTTACGCCGGAACAGCAAGCGCAGATACAAGTCCTGATTGACGGGGCGTATGCAAAGGCATTTGCCAAGGCTAACGAAAAATATAGAGCCGAAGCAGACATATTGAAAGCGCAGATACAGACCCTTAATGAGTCGAAGGGGAAAGACCACGGCAAGGGCGAAGACCTCACCGCTCTTAAAGAAGGGCTTGCCGCTATAACGCAGGAACTCAAGCAAGCCAAAGAAACCGCCGCGAGGGATAATCTAAAAGCCATAGCCGCCGAACTTAACGCGGTGAATGGCGAACAGGTTGCGATGCTCGTTAGCCCTTATATTCAGATGGTTGACGGGAAGATTGTTGTTTTGAACGCCGAAGGCATTGTTAGGATAAATGGGAAGGGCGACCCCATGACCACGAAAGAATTGATTACGGAGTTTCTCGGCCACAATCCTCATCTTGTCAAGGCGGGTGGTTCGGCTGGCGCGGGTTCGACAGGCGCGAGAGGCGGCAATGGCGTAAGCAAAACAGTAAAGCGCGGGGATTACGAGCAGATGACCCCGCAAGGGAAATCGGACTTTATAAAGTCCGGCGGAATACCAATCGACTAAAAAAAGGAGAATAAAAATATGGCTAACACGCTAACAAATCTTATCCCGACCATTATGTCGGGGCTTGACAAGGTAAGTCGCGAATTGACAGGCTTCATCCCTGCGGTAAGTTTCTATCCGGGTGCGGAAGGTGTTGCAAAAGACCAGACAATCAGATGGCCTATCGCGCCTGTTTCTTCGTCTGGCAATATCACCCCGGCGGCTACCGGCCCGGCCATAGGCGACCAGACTATCGGTAGCGATACGATGACGATAAGCAAATCCAAGAGCACGAAGTTTAGTTGGAACGGCGAAGAGCAGGTGAGTGTCAAAGATGCTTATGGCAACATTCTTGCAGGGCAGTTCGCGCAGTGCATGAGGACGCTTGTTAACGAGGTAGAAACTGACCTTGCGGCGTTGCATCTCGGCGCGTCTCGTGCCTACGGAACGGCGGCTACTACACCGTTTGCTTCGACTCTCGGAGAGGCCGCTCACGCGAGGAAAATTCTTGCCGATAACGGTGCGCCCATGTCGGAATTGCAGATGGTCATTGATACTGCCGCCGGTGCGTCGCTTCGGACTTTGGCGCAGTTGACAAAGGCTAATGAGGCGGGAGGAGACGACCTTTTGCGGCGCGGCATTCTACTCGACATACACGGCTTCGCAATACGCGAGAGCGCACAGGTAGCGAGTCATACGGCTGGAACTGCGGCTTCCGCCACGACCGACGCGGCGGGTTATGCGGTTGGTGATACTGTAATAACGCTGGCCTCTGCCGGGACAGGCACAATCCTTGTCGGAGACGTTGTAACCTTCGCGGGCGATACGAACAAATATGTTGTAACCTCCGGCGATGCCAGTGTGGCTGATGGCGGCACGATAACTCTTGCCGCTCCGGGGCTACGTGTTGCGAT